TTATTGACGAAGTTGACATTATGTACCACGACGGTGCTAACTGGAGAGGTTACAGTAACGTGTTTACTAGCGCCGATCCAAATGGTCCGCAAGTAAGATTCTCCATGCCTGAAACACAGAGCGATGGTAGCGCACTTGCAGACGGTGACATTTGGGTTAGCACAGCAGACCTTGACAACTACCCACTAATTTATGTTTACGACAGTACAATTCCTGGACCACTTGAAGCTAAGTGGGGCACTCCAAGAGATATTACTGATCAAAGCACTGAAGACGGTGTACTATTTGACGATGCTCGTTACGGTACAACCGGCGGTACAGCGACAGTTGCACCAAGCGGTACTATTAAAGAACTGCTTGCGTCCGACTTCCTAGACCCAGATGCTCCAGATCCGGCACTATACCCTAAGGGAATGCTACTATGGAACTTACGTCGAAGCGGTTACAACGTTAGAAGATTCGAAATGAACTACATCGATCTTAACGACGATAACGATCGTTTCAGCAGCGAAGATATGGAAAACTACTACCCACACCGTTGGGTTACTGACAGTGCTAACAAAGAAAACGGCGCTGGCAACTTTGGTCGCTTCGCACAGCGTAAGGTAATTGTTACTGGTCTGCAAGCAGCAGTTAACAATAACGATGCTATTAGAGACAACGAAAGCTTAGACTTTAACCTCTTAGCAGCGCCTGGTTACGCAGAACTAAACAACGAGCTTATTACTCTAAACTTTGACAGAGATCTAACAGCGTTTATCGTTGCTGATACTCCGTTTAGATTAAAGCCAGATACACCTTCACTACAAGGTTACGCACTTAACAGTGCTAACTCACCGCAAGACGATGAGTTTGGTATTGTAAGCAGAGACGAATACATGGGTGTTTACTACCCAAGTGGATTCTCCAGTGATAACTTTGGTAACGATGTAGTTGTACCGCCAAGCCACATGATGCTACGTACTATCGCACTTAGCGACCAAGTATCGTTCCCATGGTTTGCTCCGGCTGGTACACGTAGAGGCGGTATTACTAATGCTAGCTCTACAGGTTACATTAATAACGAAGGTGAATTTGTTGCTACAACGCTTAACAATGGTCAAAGAGACACACTATACGAAAACGCAATTAACCCAATTACGTTTATTAGTGGCTCTGGACTAGTTGCGTTTGGTCAAAAGACACGTTCGAGAAATGCTAGTGCGTTGGATCGTATTAACGTTGCTAGACTAGTAATTTACATGAGAAAGCAATTAAAGAAACTATCTAAGCCATACCTATTCGAGCCAAACGATAAGATCACAAGAGACGAAATTAAAGCGGCTACTGAGAGCTTATTGTTAGAACTAGTAGGTAACAGAGCACTTTACGATTTCCTAGTTGTGTGTGATGAGACCAACAACACACCGTCTAGAATTGATCGTAACGAGCTATACATTGATATTGCAATTGAACCAGTTAAGGCAATTGAATTTATTTACATTCCATTGCGCATTAAGAACACTGGTGAGATAGCAAATCTATAAAACGGCTAAATATAGTTATAATGAGGAGCAATTAATATGCCAGTAGGTACACTTAGTAAAATGACAGTGCCGCTTTCGAATAATCAAAGCGCAAATAACCAGGCACTGTTGATGCCAAAGTTACAGTACCGATTCCGAGTTTCATTTATTAACTTCGGAATCAGTACTCCTACTACTGAACTTACAAAGCAGGTTATTGACGTAACCCGCCCGTCCGTGAACTTTGAGCAAATTACACTTGATACTTACAACAGTAAAGTGTACCTAGCTGGTAAGCACGAATGGCAGAATATTAGCATTAACTTACGTGAAGATGTTAATAACAACGTTCAGTTATTAGTAGGCGAACAGCTTCAGAAGCAGTTCGACTTTTACGAGCAAGCAAGCGCTGCGTCTGGTTTAGATTACAAGTTTGCCGCTAAGATTGAGATACTCGACGGCGGTAACGGTATTCATGAGCCAGTAGTGCTTGAAACGTTTGACTTAGTTGGCTGTTACTTAAACAGCGCTAACTACAACCAGTTAAGCTATTCAACATCAGATGCGATGACAATTAGCTTAGACATACGTTACGACAACGCTATTCAGTCACCGCAAGGTGCAGGCATTGGTGCTGCTGTAGAAAGAACAACCGGTACTCTAAGTACTGGTGTTGGCACAAACTAACAGTAATTAACTTTTTAATAGAAGGGGGTTTTATACCCCCTTTTTTTATGGATAAATATTAACATGGGATATAAGTTTTCACCTTACTTAAAAACTAACGATAGCTACTACGGTCCTAAAGGTAACTTAGGTGCGTACGATCACGGCAGTCGTTTGTTTGTAGATAACAACATGGAATTAGCACCTAAGGTTGCTTTTCTATACCATGTTAACTTTGTATTAAATTCAGCAGCTAAATCATTCCTGCCAGGATTTATGTCAGCAAGCGGTCTTGGGTTAAATGAAATTGGATTGCTAGCAAAAACTGCTTCGCTTCCTAAGTTTACTCCGCAAGTAGAAACACTAAACAGATATAATCAAAAGAAAAACATACAAACAAAGATTTCGTATGATCCAGTTACTATATCATTACACGACGACAAGAAAAGCCTAACTTCGGGGCTTCTGCAAGCATACTATAAGTATTACTTTGTTGACGGTAACTACAAAACACGTCCTAGCGGATATAATCCAGACAATACATATGCGTCGGGCCTAGCACGCTACGGTCTTGATTCAAAAATACAGTCTAAGCATTTCTTTAGAGAAATACATATTAGTCAAATGTCAAGAGGTCTATATACTCGTTACACTTTAGTAAATCCTTTACTAACTAAGTTTGACCACGATGATCTTGACTATGCCGACGGTAGTAAAGCTCTTGCTAATAATATTACAATTCATTATGAATCAGTATATGTTGAAACAGGGAATGTAAACGAAAATCAAGGTAGTCCAGACGGGTTTGCTCAAGTACACTATGATCATCAGCCTAGTAGTTTAAGCTATACTCAAATTGAAAAAGATTTTCAAAGTGTTGACTCAGGCAATCAGTTTGATTTAGACGACAGTCGTCAGAAGCAAAGCCGATTTGAAAATAACTTCTTCAACAAGCAGTTACAGACTCAGCAACGTCAACAGCAAAGTAATGTTACATTTAACTCTTTGCGTCGTAATGGCGTTAATAGTACAGACTTTAAAAATAAACAACCTTCGACTATAGGTGGTTTAGATGACTTAGTGTTCCCAAAACAGGATTCGCAACAAAACGAAACAATTAATCTTACGAATAAAACTAAACAAATTGTTTCTTTATCTAAAAATGAAATTAGACAAAACCCAGCAGCGCTTGAAAGTGCTCGCAAAACATTACATAGACAAAACTATCAAGCAGCAGGAGGCACTGGCGGATTAGCTGATGCAGATGCTGATTTTGAATCACAGAAAACTAATTCTGTGTTTCTAAATAGTTTAGATACTCAATTAGGATTATAAATGACTATTAACAGTAGCTTACCAGTAGATAATAAAAAGTCTACTCGTTCGAATGATAGAACTGTAAATCAATTCTTTAATACTTATTTTTCAAAAAAATTAGAGTTTGCTTCTAATGAAGTAATCGCAGTGCGAGGTTTCTTTGAAAGAAAAGGGTTTAGCAAAACAGCAGCTGACGCAATTAGTATTGTGTTGTTACAGCAGGCAAAAATTGATGGCGTAAAAGTCTTTGAACTTATTGATACAATGAAGAAGTATGAAACTAATCAACTTTCGGAACTTGTAACTGAAATACTAAACCACAATCGCCTTAACACAAGTGTACTTGGTATTAAAAAAGAAAATACACAAACTACAATTGAAAATAGAAATATACATTTATAATGGCTAACAAGTGGGCAAAAGGTAAATTTATACCAAAGAATCCCCAGAAGTATATGGGCAACAAAGCACCTACATACCGTAGTAGTTGGGAATTTGTGTTCATGAAGTTTTGTGACGAAAACGCACACATCACAGAATGGGCAAGTGAACCTATGCGTATACCTTATATCAACCCTATTAAGCAAAGCAAAACGACCTACTTGCCTGACTTTTTAATTGCTTATAAAGATAAATCAGGAAACCGTATTGTAGAGCTAATAGAAATTAAACCTAAAAAACAGATATTAGGCGAAGCAAGATCCGAGCGTGATAAGATACAAGCTATTATAAATCAAGCAAAGTGGCAAGCAGCTGAAGCATTCTGTGCTCAAAAAGGTATTAAGTTTCGTGTAGTAACTGAAGACGATATATTCCACCAGGGCTCACGTCGTAAATAAATAGTAGTATATAATAGGAACTACTATGACTAAAAAACTTGAATCATTATTTGAATTACCTGAGAATCAAGAAGTAATTGAAGAACAACAGGAAAGTCGAGCCAAAGACGTTGCCGACGAACAATATAAAAAGAAATTAGTTAAAGTTGAAGAAACTGAAGATATCTCTGCGCAAGTAGATAAGATATCAAGTGCGCTACCAAGAGTATCAGGCCTTGGCGCTAAAGCAGATCAAGAGCTAGATGATATTGCAGACAAAGCTATGAGCAGTTACGAAGACCTTATGGACCTCGGTATGAATGCTGAGCTACGATATAGCGGTCGTATCTTCGAAGTAGCAGGCGGATTATTGAAAACAAGCCTCGATGCTAAAGTAGCTAAAATGGACAAGAAGCTAAAAATGCTCGATGCTCAGATTAAAAAGCAAAAGCTAGATCAAGGCAACGTTGAATCTAGCGATACTATCAACGGAGATGACTTAGTTATTGATCGTAATGCGCTACTTGGCAAACTTAAAGATATAGATAAATAGTTTATAGGAGCCTACGATGAAAAACTTTTCTGATTTTTTAACAGAGTCTACTAAGACTTATAAATTTATTGTACGTGTAGCCGGTGAGCTACCTGAAGGATTTAAAGATAGCCTCGAGCGTAGCTTAGATAAGTTCAAGCTATTAAATCTTTCCGCTGTCAAAACAACACCAATTCAAGCAAAGCCTTTAGATTTTCCGCAGCTAACAAACTGCGAAGTGAATCACTTCGAAGCTGAAGTACAATACCCTACAACACCTTATGTGCTTGAGCGATACTTAGTTGATTGTTGTAGTGTTAGTCACAGTTACATTATTGTACGTGGCGAAGGCGATC